TGTATTAAATTAATTCTTTCTATCCTTTCACTGATACCGCTTATCGCTAATGCTACGCCTTGGTTGGCTTTAATCACGGCACTAGATAGCTTTTCAACTGTATCAATGAGCGATTTAATAGACTGCTCGTTGACTCTGTCGCCATTCTTCGATGACGCTTTGATCTCGTTAGTTTGAGCCTTAAGCGTTTTATTTATGTTGTCTAATGCGAGAGATGATGCCTTAACCTGCTTTTCATTGACTGCCTTGGTCTTTTCTAGCGTGCTAATAAGCTCTACTAATTGCGCGTTAGTCTCGGCTTTTAAAGCTAAATGCTCACCGTCAGTATCGGGTTTAATTTCAGGCGGCTTAAGGGCGTTTAAAGCGGTTCTAGTCGCTAATTCACGCTTAGCCAGCTCTTTCCTAGCTTGATTCTGTAGCAGCGCCATTCGCTAACCTCACTAATTCTTCATTGCCCATTATTCGCATATCTTGCACGACTTTAGCCGTATCAGCGTTGATATTTCCAACCTCTGCACCTTGCTTATTGATTGTAGCCGCGGCTTTCATTCGATCAGTTTCGGCCTTGGCTTGGTCGGTCGCTAACTTCACGCGGTCATTTTCCATGCCTGCTTGCGCTTTTTGGTGCTCAAGCTGTAGACGCTGGCTTTCCATAATTACCCGCTGCTCTTCCAATTGCATGCCTTGCTGCTTTAACTGCTGAGCGATTAAGTCAGCGTTGGCTTTTTTATCCTCGGCTTGGGCTGCGACCATGAGCGGATCAGGTTGCTGCGGCTGCTGTGCGGCTTGCTGCTGCAATTGCTTTTCTTCGTCGGTCATTTGTTCAGCGGGAATAACCCCCGCTTCAAATAGCTGCTTGCGCTTTCGTTCTGCTAGTAAATCCATACCGGGGGACGGAAGGTTGCTAAATAATATATCACTACCCATTTGTATAGCTGACGGGTCAACTTGAGCAATCTCAGTAATAGCTGCAACTGTTTCTTGTTGCCTGTTTTGGAAAGACGCACCGGCTGAACAAGTCACGTCATATTTACCCATTGATAAATCGTTAGCAGTTACCATGCTCCCAGTCTGTTCATCTCGCACCGGCTGATTGATAACCTTCATATCAAACGTGCCATCTTCGTTTAATATTCTGATCTGTCGTTCTGAACTGTAAACAGCGGGTATAGCGTCTAATAATATACGAGCAGTGCGACATATAGCGCGCTCTTGCGACTTAAAAAACATGATCTTGCCAATATCGCCTTTTTTCTGTAGCTGCTTAAGCGCAACGCCTGATTGCAAGCCGGGGTTGTCACCCATATTAGCAGCGTAAAGCCCCGATACTTGTTGAAACACAGAACGCATATCAGCGGATATAGTTTGCAAGCCCGGATTAATCATTGCCCCACCGTTTTGCTGCGGAGTGCCGGGGCTTTCAGGATCATGGTTGAACGTTTGAACTGGATCAGCATTAGTGTTTAACGTTGCTAACGTGTCTTCATGGCCTTCCATTTGCTTTTCAGTCAGCCAATATTTAGCGCGTGGAGCTAGCGCGCCCTCTTCAATTTCTCGCGACTTTGAGTAGTTAAATACTCGCTGTGCGTCTAATAACTTTTCAACAACGCCCCGATACAACAATTTGTTTTCAAATACTTTGAAGTTGCCAATAGTTGGAACAATCGGGATTGTGCTAAACACAGTATCTTGCTCATCATTCAACCACCCACCACCATCAAACAACCTTGACTTTACAGTAGCTTTAGCGCGTCTACGAGTAGATTTAACCGTTTCGCCCTGCTCTGCTAGTTCGTCAAGTATCGCCTCGGCTTCTTCGGCTTCAAGAACTCTGCCGCTTGTCATCTGCAATATCTCACGCATTTTATGAGTGATGTAGTAGATATTACCTATAACAATCTGATCTTCTTTGTTGAAATAAGCTTGTGATAATCTATTATCCCCGACTGACTTACCTGAGCCATCTGGGTATTTCTCATCGTAATCAACTTTAGGAATGGCTTCTAAAACTACGCACCAATTAGCATCAGACGCATCAGGCTTTTTAAATGGCCCGAACCACACAGAATCAATAAAGTTAGCTATCGGCTCAATGACTAAATCTTGATCGAAGCTGTCATCATCAACGTATTTCTGCTTAACTTGCCAGCCGTCAATACCCGCCGTCACCATACTGCGACCAGCTAGATTAAATATGTCTTTAGCGTTGGATATGTTTTCAATGTTACGGATTAGACCATCGAGTAACTTAGCCGAATCTTTGGAAGAGTCACCGCCTGCGGGTCTGATAGAAATATCAAAGTCGGCTTGCTCCATTTCACCGCTGACAGCATCAACAATCGGCCCTGTCATATCAAACGTGTATCTCGGTCGGCCTGCACTAGCATTCCACCAGTACGGCTCCCACTGTCCGTCGCGCTTATCTATGAACAAGTGGGCTTCTCGCCCCGCGTCCCGATTGTCACTATCAGCATCTTGTGTTGCTGTTAGCATTATTAAAACGTCACTGTGATTCGAATAGTCCGGCACTGATTAGCTCCAACTGTTAAATTTAATCTTCTTGCGCTTAGCGCCTATGTCACCAATTCTTTTAGCGTACCTGCGCATCATGTACGCATATCTTACAGCATCAAGCAAATCATCTAACGATTTATTAATCTTGCCTTTCTCGTTCCGGTGGTACTGTAGCACTTCGTCAAGCATCTGCCTTAGTCCTCGACTGATCTTAAACTTACCTTTTCGCATCAGGTCGTTAATCTCATATAGACCAGATTCGACACTATTGCCACCTTGGGGCCATGTGGCATGAGCATGGAGCATTGCATAGCCGGCGTTTTCATAGTGCGTCTTTTGCTGCAAAGCATCATCACGGCCTTTTTCGTGTTGCAAGCCATCGTGAGGCCATGCTGTAGGGATATTCTCAGCCCATATTTTAGTAGCGCCCCATGCGTCATTAGCACTAACCATCCTTTCTTTCCATGCGTGCGTAACGTAAAACATGCCGCTGTCACGGTCTTCTACTAGCTGAACGTGTGCTTGTGGATGATCCCACCCAAAGTCCATGCCGTTAATAACAAACCATTCGGGTTGTATGTCTGGCGAATCGCACGTTATAAAATCCTCAGCTAGATCATAAATACGCCCATGACCAAGCATTGGAATGCCCTTTGTTCTCATATCCCTTTGATGAGCTGGGTACTGTAATAACATCCGGTCGCGCTTCTCTTTAGTCATATGAGGCGCGTCATCCCAGCCCTTTTGCATAAAGAATTGATCTGGGCTTGGGTCATCCATGAATTTAACGACTAATTCAGTCCGGCCATTCTCCGGCGTGAACGTGTAAATACCTCGACCGCCTCGGCCTTTGTCACCGTTGATAGTCCTAGTTAGCAGCTGTGGCCTGATTGTCTGATCGCGTGGCTCTTCGTCAATGTGAAAGAAGTCTACAACGTCACCCATGATCGCATGCTGGCCCTGTGAGTATGACCAGAATTGCATGGTAGATATGTCACCGCTTGAGTGCTTAACTCTTACTGTACGCATAGCGTTGGGAGTTCCCGTTGCGCTTTCGTGTGAAATAATCCGTTCCGCAGGTATCAAGCCGCCCAAGAACTTACCCTCCGAATACTTGCCAAACAGTGCGGTTTGCAATAAATCACGGGTCTTTTCCATTGAGTAACCAAGCCCCCAACATAGCGGAGCATGGTCAAATTTATGACCCTCCCAGCCTTCGGGATAATCGCCAAGCAAGTGAACCGCGTCAATCGTTGTACCGGTGAATGATTTACCGATCTGATTAGCTGCACATAAGCACGACTCGTAATACTCACTAGTAGACGCGATAAACTCTAGCTGCCAGTCGTACATCATGTCGTAAGCATTGGTCGCCGCTTTAAGCTTGTGCCGACGATCTCTTTCTTCCAAGAGTGCAAGTAACTCTAGTTTATCGCTGCGTGATAGCTCTGCCGTCATTGTTGCCGCTGAGCTTTCCCAATTATACTGATATCCCAATCCTCATTAATTAGAGCCACCATAACATTCTCTTTATATTCTTTGCTCTTCTCGTCGTATTCGACATGAAGTACCTCGCCCGTTTTCCTGTTTTTTGCAACATGCGTTGGCTTTATCGACATAGTTACCTCTTAATATTAAATTGCGCTGTTATATTCTCTTGTATTGCGACACATGAGCATGTTTACACGCCATGCAATACTTTAAATTAGAACTCCCACACTTCCAAGCCAGATAGTCTTTGTGCCTTTCACATTCAACCTTCTTGCACTCTTTACCGTCTCTAGCTTTTGGGTGGAATTGGCTGTAATAATCACTCATAAAAATCCCCTATGTATTAAAAATATAACCAGTCGCTAAAATTGACCAGTTAACTTCCCTTACGTAATTCCCTAATAAACCCATCAACCTTTAACTTCTCTTCATCTGTCAATGAGAACTCACGGCGCTTTTGTTTAAGATTAGCCCGTCGTAAACGGAGGGCTTCTTGCCGCTGCTTGTTATTCAGAGCCATTAGGCTACCAACTTTGATTCAGCCCATTTAGTTGCCGCTGTTTCTCGCGTGTATCTCTTTGATTCGAGAACTTGCTCTTCTCCTTTGTAAATATCAACATACATGCAAAGAAATCCAGTATCTGTTTTGGTGATGTTTACAGCTTTTGTTCCTGTGTCGCTTGTTAGTGTTTTCATTTTCTTTCCCGTTTCGTTAATGTGGGTATATTATTGCAGTGTTACCGGTAACGGTCAAGGGTTAATTGTAAATGAATCGAAATAAATAAGTTTATTACTCAAGCCCGAATGCTTTGATCTTAGCGTCAAGTTGATCGTCAGTTACATTGACTAGCGTTTGATTAGTTTGATTGACCTGCGTGGGCTTAGCGTGTCTGTCGTTAACGCCTAGTGTGATGCTTGTTGTG